ATGGAGTCAGTTGAAGCCGCCAAAGCACTCATGCACCGTCCCGGCCAACTCATTTTCGCTGGGCGCCACGTTCGGATTCAATACGCCGACCCCAAGCGCCCGAACACACTTGTCAGCCCGCACGGAGAACGTGCTGACCCTTCTCCCTCCTCCCGACCCGGTTCTCCTCTCCATTTCACACCGGTCTATGGCGAACCCCACATGCCACGTGCTAACCCACCTCCAGGCACTCAGCCCAAAGCCGAGACCCCCAAGCCCCAACCACTCCGTGGTCATTTGCTTGGATGGTGGGACACTCGTCGCCTCATGCGGCCTTACATGTTCCCGGGATTTGTGCACTTTTCCCGATTGGGCGTCGTCGATTATGCCCCCGAAAGCCGCGTTGTCCCCAACCGCAATGTTGTGGAGACCAAATCTGCTTACGAAGTAGTAGATGTCACGGCGGTCGCCGTGTTTCTCCACATTTACACATTCACCACCCTGAGCCTAGTGCTTTACGCCTGGTCGTACTTGGAATCTCTCGCCTCACACAGTACCATCCAGGCTGCTTATTCGTGGCTATTGCGGTCTTACTGCCACTTCACGAGTGGCGTCGACTCTTACTCGTCCCATTTCCTCGGCACTACTGTCAAGATCACTCCCCGACAGTGCCTCCCTGGCGATTATACGGAACTGTTTGTTCTTCGCCTCATCTTCGCCTCCCTCTTCGGATTCATTGTTCTGCACTGGATCTTCAGTCGCAAGGTTTGCACGGTCTCGTATGTTCCTCATGTTGTTTCGTCCGTTGTGGCGGAATACTCCAGGGGCACTAACTCAGTCGCCGCCTCTTTAACCATGAGACAGCGCGTTCTGCGTCTAGCCACAATGCCCCTCCCTGACCATGTCTACTTGAAGTTAGTTTGGGGTTCTGAGGCTGCTAGTTCCGTTCTTCTGGATCACCAGTCGTTTTTTATGGGGGGGGTTCTGCAAGTGCTGCCACACAAGTAGACCCCTACACTACGAACCGGAAAGTGTTCGCAATGGGAGCTCGTGTATCTGAGACGCCACTAGAGCGTCCTGATTCTTCGCTCCTAGCTAATGGGGATGCCACACTTTCAATTCCGACCACGCGCGGCCCTCGCCGCGCCATGTTCCGCCGCCTGCCCAGCTGCTCCATCCCGGGTTACGCTCCTCTGTGCATGGACTCAAAGGACCCTGACACTATTGAGTGCGCCTTCAAGAAACGGCTACTTCGCGACGTTCCCCCTCATAACCAAGTCCTCTTAAATGAACTCCGGTTATTTGTGCGGGACTATCTTGCCACTGTGCCCACCGCCAGAATCTTGACTTTTGAAGAGTGGCTTGACTCGGCCCCTTATGACATGCAGCGCAAGTCTCAACTGCGTACGGCTCATGAATCTCTTCGGGGTGGTCGCCCAACCAAACGCTCTTGTCAGCACGTTGACACATTTGTCAAGTCTGAGTTTTACGAGACTTGGAAACATGCCCGCATGATCAACAGCAGACATGATGCTTTCAAGGCTTGGTCCGGCCCGCTTTTCAAGGCGATTGAGGACGTCGTCTACAAGATCCCAGAGTTCATCAAGCATGTCCCTGTCTCTGAGAGGGCTAGTCTCATTTCAGATCTGGCGCGCCATGGCCGCCGCTATTACCAAACAGACTTCACGGCGTTCGAGAGCCACTTCACACCGGCGGTCCTAGACGCTGTTGAATGTGAACTCTATCGTCATTGTCTCGGCTGGAGCGAAGACGCCGAGTTCCTGTGCTCTGTTCTAATGGGCCCCAATAAGATGCGGACTCGTTCTGGAGTCCGCGCATCTGTCCTAGGACGTCGCATGTCGGGGGACATGTGTACGTCTCTCGGGAACGGCTTCACAAACCTGATGTTAGCCAAATTTCTCGTCTCAAAGAGGGGCGGGAATCTTTTCGGCTTCGTTGAAGGTGATGATGGCCTATTCGCTACTGATGTCGTACTCGACCCCGAAGACTACGCTCGACTCGGCTTCACGATCAAAATCGAAGAAGTGAAGGACCCATGTTCTGCCTCATTCTGTGGCATGGTCTTTTCCGAGTCTGGCCAGATCATTAGGAATCCTCGTAGGAGCTTCATGGGATTTGGCTGGACCCAGTCATTTCTACATGCTGGCGACAAAATCATGCGAGGACTCCTGAAGGCCAAAAGCCTGTCTGCACTTTACGAAATGCCCCACTGCCCCGTCTTTGGGGCCCTAGCACGCAAGGGCCTCATTGACTCTGGCAGTGCCGATCCTATTTTTGTAGAGCGCAACCGAGAGATTCCTCCGAAGAATTTCTCCCCTCCCCCGTTCGCCCCCACCGACGACACCCGGCTGTTGTTTGCCCAGCTCTACGGTGTTTCAGTCGCAGATCAGTTGGCAGCTGAATCAGCGATTATGATTGGTGATTTTGCAGCCGTTGGCCGCATTATTCCACCGACGTCGGAACAAGCCTGTTATGCCCTACGATATGTTGAAGTGTCGTGAGCGTAATCCCAGCAAACTGACTTCCTACTACGTCTAACGCGTGGCGCGCATGGTAACCCCATGCCCTCGAAAAATGTAGGTGTCACTAAACGTGAGGCGGCTCGACACCGCCCGCCGCGACCCGGCTCTCTCACAATAGCCCCTGTGGACCCAGGGAAAC